CTTTGGTTGCGCGAACGTCTTCCTCCTGCATGCCGCGATTACGCGCGACAGCCTCAACAAAGATCGAGTAGAGTGCCTCTGTGCGCTCGCGCAGCCGCGCTTCGCCGGCTGCATTCAATCTCTTGTGCGGATAGGTGTCGGTCTTATGGCCGCCCTTCGGTGCATCGATGAGCGTGACCTTGATCCCGGCTGCATCGAGAGCACCGGAGATGTCAACGTGCATTGACACAGTGCCGATGCTGCCAACCCCGCCGGTTCTGGTTACAAGAACGCGATCAGCAGCCGATGACAGTGCATAGGAGGCTGAGTACGAAAACTCACAGAAGGCACGCATCGGCTTCTTGCCACGCTGCGCATAGATGAAATCACAGAGGTCCATGCACTCCTGAACCTCGCCACCACCGCTATCGTGCAGCCACGCGATGCCTTTCACATTTTGGTCGGATAGCCCGCGCTCCAATGCACGGCGCAAATAGGTGTATCCAGTCGCGAGCGAGCCGACAGCGAAAGAGAAATCTGCGAGTAGAATTCCCTTGACCGGAATTTGCAGAAGCCCATCAACAACGACGTATGGACGATATTGCGCCTTCCAGCTACCCGGCTCTGGCCAGAAGCCGTCTTCCGAAGCCGTTTCGGTCAGCATATCGCAGAGGCGATCGACGCCGGACAGAGCTGCAAGCGCGCCCTCAAAGCGGTCAATAGCCTCGGCTGCCAACATGACCGGCGCATTCACGAAGCGCGAGAAGAGCGGGCTGCCCGTCGCCTCACTCGATAGGTTGATTTCTCGCATTCCGTTCACCATCGACGCGCCCCGCCGCGGATCGCAAACCGCCTCACCCGCCCCGGCACGTCAGTTCCGTTCGCGGCAGCACACTCGCTTTCCGCCGCGTCCAACTCGGCCTTGAGGCGCGCCAGATCGGCGCGCACGAAGCGCACTTCCTGGTCTCCCTCGCTCGTCGAGTGCCGGATCAAGCTTTCCGACGCACCGCTGATCAGCGCGTAGTAGGCGCCGCGTAGCGCGTTGGCGCGATCGCATGGATTGGTCCAATCGACAGCCATCGCGTCAGTCCTGTGTCACAAGCTTGTCGGCGACCGGATCGGCCGGCGCGGGTTGCAGCGTGTCCGTCTCGGGCAGGCCGAGTTTCGCGCGCAGCTTTTTCTCGCGATCGCGCTGTTCGTACTCGTCTTCCCAATCGAAACCGAGATCAGCGCTGATCCGCTCGTCAGACATGATGCCGAGGCGCTTATAGACCTCATGCGCCTTGGCTGTTTTCAGGTCATCGGCCTGCGGCTTCGCCGGGCCGCGCCATTCTGCGCGGCACACAGCGTCTCGATTTTCGAGAAATGCCTCGATCCCGCCAGGGAACGGAAGCCGGCCAGCCTCGATTTCTTCCTCAAGCCACGCCTCGTAAACGGTCTGGTAGAACCGACCGACGATATTTTGCCGGCGGGCGAGAATGATCGGCCATGTCTCTGACGTCGCCATCCGGACCGACGAATAGGTCGCACCGCTGTAATCGCCCGTTAGCGTCTCAAAGGTCATGCCGAGACAGCGAGCAATTTCACGCAGCAAGAACTTCGCGAACGCCTCATATGTCGCGTTTGGCGATTTCGAAGCGTGAAATTCCAGCTTCTCGCCGGGGAACAGATGCGCAATCCGACCAGACCGCCCTAGATCGATCTTCGTCGACTTGTACCAACTCGTTTTCGCGGAAAGATAACCGTCGATCGATGGGGACCCGACGCCTTGCCTCTGCTCTTCCTCGTCTTGAAGCGCAGAAAGAATCTGCTCGGTCGGCGCCTCACTCTGAATTGTTGCTGCAAAGATCGCTTGGATCAGTGCGGCGGTCAGTGTCGCATCCGACAATTGATCGAACTGACGGACGACGCGCAGGGCCGGCGCCATCGGCGTGATGCCGCGAACCTGATCTGGCAAACCGTCGAAGATGTGGAAGACCTGCGGGCGCCCAAAACTGTCGCGCGCCGGGACATCGACCGTATCCTCGTAATCGCTGCCGATCTTCAGACGGAGCCGGTAGCCCTTCGGGAAGCCCCAATCGTCCATCAAGACGCCTTGGAACATCCGAATGTTATCGCCGTCCTGCGTCAGCTTGTGAGCCGGCAGCAACTTGACCTTTGTCTTGGTGCGAGACACACGGCGGCGGACGGCAGGAAGCAGCCCAAGGGCCTCGCCGTGGCTGAAGTAGCTCATCAACACCGAGCGGGCCAACTGGCCCATGTTGTGCTTGCCTGCGGCGTCGCACTCGATCGGATTGTCGGCCCATCCCTCAAAGCGGCGCTCCACCGTGCGCGCCCACGAACCGGCCTCGTCGGTCGTCCAACCGAGAACATCGAACTCTGGCTTTGACGCAAGCCGCAGGCCGTTGCCGACGGTGACCGCTGTCGCCTGCTCTACCGCGCCGGCCAGCCAGCCAGAGTTTTGCAGGCCATCCACGGCGCGCGCCGCGGCTTCGATGTAGCTCGCGCTGACGTCGTCGCGCTGGTCGCGGAGCGACGGCGTCCAACTGAAGAAGAAAGGGCTCTCATTCCCGCGCATGTAATGCGCACTGGTACGCCCATGTATGGCAGGTACTTGCACAGGACGCGCATTTGTCCCGTCGCTTCCAATGCGGAAGCGCGGTTTTGCCTGTGCTTGCATGCAAATTACCTGTTCAGGTCTTCAGCAAACCGCGAGAAGCGGTCGTTGCCTTTTGGCTTTGCCGACGACGGGGGCGCTGAGTTGTCAGCCTCGACAGCCGCTCGCCTACGGCGCGCGCCCAGCTTGATATGCTGCACGTTCAGCATGTAGCCCGCGGCGGATGCCATCGCCTCGGCGTCGAGGAAATGGTTGTCGCGGGCCTTCTCAATCCAGACCGGCTTTCCGCCCGGTCCGCGCACCATCGCCTCGGCCACGATCTGTCGGCAATAATCCTCGGTTACGTCCTCGGGCAGATGCCACGCGCCCGGTTGATCGAGCGGCCACGCCAGGCGTTCATGCACCCACGATTTCCAATGGTTCGGATCGAGCCGGATAAGGTCGAGCCCATACTTCGACTGCTTGCCCTGCTGCGTGACCTCGATCTTTCGCCGCACCAGCGGCGTCACCATCGCGTGGGAACTGCCCTTTGTCGCAAAAACGAAGCTGCGGAAGCGCCGCGCGAACTCGTAGACGCGATTAACTGGCACATCGAGCTTCTTGCCAGGCCGAAATCCGCTATCGACGAACGCCAGCTTGATCAACAGGCCATCGATCGGCGCGGTCAGCAGTTCTGCAAGATCATCCCAGACCTGCGGCTCCGCAGTGTTGCCCCACAACTCACCAAAACCGACCAGCCACGACGTAGCGCGGGCGCCCCATGCCCTCACCACCCACGGGATACGGTTCTTTTGAACGTCTCCACCGAAGGTCAGAAACAGCGCCTCATCCGGCACACTGCCGCAGGAATACGGCTCAGCGCGGGCCTTGATCGCCTCCCACTCCGGCAGATCACCACCATCGTCGGTGAATACCTCACCGAATCCAGCGTTGATAGCGACTTGGATCTTCTCAGCTTCGCCAGACTTGAGCGCCGTCAGGTATTCTTCAGCCCGCTCGCCAAGTGTTACGAAGGGCGAAGCAAGGCCGCTGCACCATCGCGAGAGCGTCGCGCTATCAGGCGGATCACCAACGACGTTGCCGTCTTCGTCGATCGTCTGACCTGGCGCCACATAGCGGCCAGCGGCATTCATGCCGGCCTTGTCTTCCTCCCGAATGACGCAACCGTTCTTCGGGCACTCGATCCAGGCATCACGGCGCGCTTGAGCAGGCGTCGCTGCCTTCGGCCACCGCAGCAGCTTGAACCGCGGCACAAACCACTCACCGCAGTGAGGGCAGCGCCACACCCAATGATATCGCGTCCCCTCCTGCCAAAGCTTCCAGATGGGCGAGAAGTCCTCACCGGGGTCTTCGACCATCTTCCAGAACTCTAGGCCGTTCGCCGCGTCCCGCTCGATTTCGACCAGCCCGCGCGACGGCGTCGACGTAACCCCGACGACAAAGTCCGCGTAGGTGTAGCCGCGGGCCTCGACGAGCCCGAGCGGGTCGCCCTGCCCCTGCACATCGGTGCGCATCGCATCGTATTCGTCGATTAGCGCGATTGCAGCCGGGTCGGACTTCAAAGCCGTCTGCGAACCCGCGTGCGCCAGACGCACCCGGACACCCGCAACGCGCTTGAGCGTCCGTTTCTGCCGCTTCCCCTCGACGCCGCCGATCATCTTCGTGTGCAGCGACGATTGCCGGAAAAGTTCGTTCAGCCGCGGCTCGAACTGGTCGGTATTGAACTCCTTCGACGGCCCGACATACAGGATTGGGGCTGGCCGGTTATCGAGACGCTCCCCGATGATGTCGAGAAAGGTCTCGGTTTTGCCCATCTGGGCACCCTCGACCTGAACAACCCGGCGATATCGCTGATCGCCAAAAGAGCGCCCAAACGGCACGTTGTAGGCCGCAAGATACGGGTCGCGCCGACCGGGCCTACCGGTTTCCGGTCCGTAAACCCTCTGCCGGCCCCACTCGTCAGGCTCCTGTCTCCTCGCTCTCCACAAGCACTTCGCGGCCAGCCCGTAAATCGCGCTCCGCTTGCTGGAAGCGGTCGCGACAGCGATCAATTGCCCCATTCAGAGCACCTTCAATCGCCAACCGGGCGTCCAGATCGCGCGTCGCAGCAGCAGG